GTATATCCTATGCAATTATCATGTTTAGATGAGGGTGGATATAATCAAGATCCAACTGATCCCGCAGAGTCTAGATTTGTCAAAGTAGACATTGATAAATTCAAAGGACATTATGCACTTCAGTTTACCACAGCTCGAACAAGTAATTCAGATTTTACTACAGGTCAGGGAGTTGCAGTTTTAACTGCTAACACAAATAAGATAGATATTTCAGGACAATTTGATATTAATATATGGTTTACCCCTGATGCAACACAACTTAGAGATGGTAGTGATGAGCCTATACTTTGGGGATTTCTTGATAGTGGGAGTAGTGGTAGTCATGGTATCCATATAGGAATAGCAGGTACTAATGGTAATAATTCATCATGGAGAGTATTTGTTAGATATAACAAAGGTGGCGGTAGTCAAGTATTAACAGGAAGTAGTGAACTCATAATGAATACATTAACAGATCAATCCACAACAAGAAATATGCCATGTCATATAAGAGTTAAAAGAGGTTCAGATAATTTATTAAAAGCATTTGTCAACGGTGTAGAAGATATATCTCAAAGTATTACTGGAACTTTACAACCAAGTAATACATCAATGACATTTGGTGATGCTTGGCATCAAGATGAAAGTGAATACAAAGGACTAATCCATGAAGTTAAAGTCTATTGCGGTGCTACATTATCAGATGGTGAAGCATATAAAATAAGGGTAACAAAACCAATAGTTCAATATATGAAATTTAATGGTAGAGTTATTAAAATTATTAATAAAATAGCTGCTAAAAGAGTCACCTGTGAAAGTAATTCATATAATATAACAAAAGCAAAATTGGGTAATGGATATGGTAACGCATTACAATCTCATTCTTTAGCATCTGTAGCATTTAAAACAATAGCACAATCCGCAATTAATAATTCAAGTGTTACTAGTGGAACATTTACTGTTAGAAATTTAGATCCCTTTATACAAAGTGGTTCAAACGGGGGTAAAGAAGTTTTTGTCTTAGCGGGTAATATATGGGAAATTGGTTCAGTTGTTGAATTTTTAGATGTATTATTATTATATAGCGACTGTGTGATGTATTTTACTCCTAGAAAAAATGTAATAATAGAAACAGAAGTAGGTCATACTACAGGATATTTGAAGGATCTAAATGCAAGTAATCAATACCTTTTTACATTTGATCAAAATTCAACAGTAACACCTTATGATATAACTACTAATGAATCAAATGATACAAAGATAGTTAATCAAGTTATACTTGTGGGTAAAGGTAACATAACTGATCAAAGAGATTTTACACCTACTGATGGAATAAGGAGAACTTTAAGACGGATAGTAAAACAGATTGACAATGCAAACGATTTAGCTGAACTAGGATATAAGATTCTTTTACAAAGTGGATATTTAAATTCTAATGCAGATGACAGGGGTAGAGCAAAAGATAAATATGTAGTAAAATCATCTTCGCCAATTCATCATATTAGGTTTAATCATAAAGTTAAAGTTAAACGTAAAAATGGTAATAATTCCAATATATCAGGTTTAACTAATAATGATTTAAATATTGATTCTATTGTCCAACAGGTTAAGTGGAATTATCCAAGCGGTGTTACAACCATAAATGTAGGGGAATATGATATTGATTTCTATGATGACATTATAAAGGTAGGAAAATCAACAGATAATCTTACAGATACTACTCTTTAATTTTTGTTAGTTGGTTTCTAAATTCTGCCCACTCAATCATATTGGGAACTCTAAGGTTTTCCTCTATTTGTTCCAGTAACTTATTTGTTTTAATCAAATTTTCATTTATAGTGTCTAGTTTATCTTCTACAATCTTAAACATATAAATAGACCATTCGCTTCTAATAAATAAATGTTTAGCAATATAAAACATAAGATTGATAGACCATTTGTAGAAACAGCACACACAGAAGAAGGTCATTTTTATAAAACAGAATCAGGTAAAACTTATCCAAGTATAACAACAGTATTAAAAGTATTAGATACTAAAGAATGGTATCCGTTTTGGGTGGCTAAAGTTGCAAGAGATGAGGAAATAACAGAGGCACAAGCAGAAATCAGGTGCAAGGAAATTGGGGGAAACAGTATGGAAATGGGAAACATAGTTCACAAACTTGCAGAAGAATATCTAAGTAATGAAACTGTAAATAAGCCAAGTTCTAAGATAGAAGAAATAGATCCAATGGATTTGTTTGTACCACTATCAGAACACTTGACAGAACACGTTGATAATGTTCATGGTTTAGAAGTTCCAATATATAGTGATGATCTACAACTTGCAGGAACAGCAGATTGTGTAGGAGAATATGATGGAGTATTAAGCATAGTTGATTTTAAGAACAGTAGAAAACCAAAGACAAAATCACAATGCAAAAGCAAAGATTATTTTATACAACTATGTGCATACGGTAAGATGTGGGAGTTCTGCACAGGTCAAAAGATAGAACAGGGAGTTATATTGGTTATATCATGGGATGGAAAAGTCAAGCCATTTAAAGTAAACCTATCTGAATATGAAGCAGATCTTTACAAAAAACTTGTGCTAGTAGAGCAGAAACAAGCCTTAAATAGTATTTAAAAAAGTATATATATGGTCAAACTAATCGAGAAAAAAGATGAAATAACGGGGGAAAAAGAGTTAGTTATTGATAAAAGGACACTACCAAAAAAAGTACCTGCCAATGTTAAGAGCCTAAACTATGCTAGAAACCTGCCACCAGAGTGCAACGGGTGTCAGTTTAGACCACAAGAGTTAGGTGGCAACGGTATATGTCCAAAATTTGAAGCAGATTCATTGTGTGTAATTAGAAAAGATATTGCTAAACTGATTGACAGTACAGGGGGTAGAACTCTTGACTTGATGGAAGCAGAGTTTCATAACAACTTTGAAAAACTAGCGTTCTTTGAAAGCATGGAAGATCAAAATAGTGAACTTAATCCTGAAGTTACCAAGCGTATAAACTCACTTACAAATTTGGGGAAGGTAATTAATGAGATTAAAACAAAAAGAGAAACTGTAGAAATCACACAAACAGAATCATTAAGTGACAACCAAAAGCATGAGATAGCAAAGACAGTCAAACTAAGTAGGGAACTACTAGATGAGTCTTAGAAAGTTACCGCCTGTAGAGTATGTAAAAGATCCCGTAGAGTATGCAAAGATCCTAGTTAATTCATTTAAACATTGTTCCTACTTTGTGGATAAATTTTTAGGATTTGATGTGTTTGATTATAACAAGGCTTTCCTTGATTGCTATGACAGGTTCGTTGTATATAGAACAGGAAGACAGGTCGGCAAGTCTACAAATGCCGCTTTAAAGGCAATACACTTTGCGTTCTTTGCACCATTGTTTGCAAGTAACATAGACACGGGGGTGGCAAACGTTGTAATTGCTTCACTATCTAAAGATCAAGCACACTTGATTTTATCCAAGATTAGTGAGTTTATACACATGAGTCCTACACTTAGTAAAAAAGTAACAAGGGAAATAAAGACAGAAATTACTATTGAATGGTATGACGGAACGGGAAAAACTAATTTTATTGTAAGACCAATAGGAGATACAGGGGATTCACTTAGAGGATTTACCGTACACTATGCAATACTGGATGAGGCAGCTTATATTCCTCAAGTTGTCTTTGATGCCTTTTTGCCAAGTACGGTTACAACCAAACCACACATACTATTAACAAGTACACCAAAGGGAAAGTCAGGTCAGTTTTTCAAATCATGTATGGACTCTCACACATTATATGAGCATGGTAAGCCCAAAGCAATAGAAGGACATCAAGACAAACAAAAGTATCCGTGGACTCAATTCCATGTAACTACCTTTGACAACCCACTTGCGGCTAGTGATCCACAGGTTCTTAAACTTATCAGGGGAACTACAAAAGCTGCTGAACGACAGGAAATATATGGGGAATTTCTTGACGGTGGTAACAGTCTTATACCTTACAATTTGTTACAAGAGGCACTTACCCCTGTTGAAAGACCAAAGTTTGAGTATTATGATGCAGGTGTGGATACGAGTGGCAAAGGTGCAGATGAAACTGTAATCACTATTGCGGGAGTTAGAGATGGTGTAATATATCCTGTAGAAATATATACTGAACTGACCACGGAGCAACCAAAACTTGCCAAAAAGATTTCAGAATATAATCGTATATATGGACTAAGAAGAATATATATTGATGAAACAGGAATGGGTGACACATTGATGGACTTGTGCAGAGAGGTAGATCCTGACATGAACCTGTATGGAATCAATTTTAAATCTGATAAAACCAACTTATATATCAATTTGGAACGTTTGTTTGAAGAAATAAATCCAAAAGGCTCGGGAAGACTAATTAATCTTTCATTACTAGAAGACTATGGAAGGGATAAACTAGTAGAACAGTTGTCATATATGTATTGGGATCATGGTAAATTCAAGGATCAACAGCCAAAAGTCCGTAGTGAACACGCTGACGACTATAGTGACAGTATTGCGTTAGTCGTATTTGGACAACAAAAGGTTGATTTTATTCGAGATATTCCTGATCTTTGGAGTCCTGAAAGCACAGGCGAGTATATAGGGTGGTAGAATCTAAAACTTTAAATACCTACTATATATAATTTAAATATGCCATCTAATCCTGATAAAGCTGATACCGATAAAGATGCTGAGGAATGGATTACTGTAGGTGGCAAGAAAATGCGTGTAGATGCAGGGGAAGATAAAGAAGATTTAACTAGAACTCCTATGCCTAGTGCAAGAGGAGAAAAACAGGCTAATACAAAAGAAGCACAAAAAGTATATAAAAAGAGATTTGAATTAATAAAGTCAATATTTAAACCAAGAGATGAGGTAGTTTTTGCAGAATATAACAAGTCAGGAATTATAGCAGGATTGAATGGGGATAAACTGAATATAATGTCAGAGGGCAGAATGTATCCAGTTCACAAAAATAATGTCTTTAAAAAATCAGAACTTTTAGGCGATAGACATTGGGATACAATGACCAATGTAGACAGAGTACAAATTTTAAAATCTTTTAACTTACCAACATTTTACAACAAACAAAATTGGGGAAACCTTTCTATGGAAATACGAGAAGCATTATTAAAAAATGCAAGTCCAGCTGGAACAACCACAAGTGATGCTGGTATTCATAATCCAATATATAATCCTGTCAATGAAGAAAAATCAGTTTCTAACACAATAGATGATGAGATTAAAAGACAAGAAAACTCTCCTAACCATGAAGAATATGAAGATGGTAAATCTAAGAAAAAAGAATCTGTAGATTAGAATGAAAAAGCGTGACAAAGTTTTACGTTGTAAATGTCCATGTAATAGAGAACTGCCATCACGATACAAAGGAAGACAAAAAATATTTTATGATTCCCCCGTATGCAGAAAAATTTGGCACAGTTTTACAGAGGAAGAACAACAAGCACGTTTAAAAGAAATGGAAGAAGCAACTTCATAAAAAAAAGGAGTTATCCTTTAGTTGCGTATGTACTTTTTGGTTCACAATTAATTGCATGATTGGTTTCGTATTCTCTTAATATTCTTTCAAGAACTACTTGATCACTTTCATATCCTTTTCGTTTTTGATCAGGTTGTGCATATTTACGCAATCTCAATTTTTGTGATTTTAATATGCTAATAGGAGTTGTTACTCTATTAGGATTTGCTGGTCTTGCCATAGTAAAATAATTAAATTGAATGACATATATAAGTCTTTGTTTAGAGTAAACGTTTATATTATAGTTTTGATTTAATATCTTCATGTCGGATTTCAACAAATTTGGACAAAAATCAGGAGATTCCATAAATCTATCTGAAATCGGTGATAAAGTATTCACCATAACCGCAGTTGAGGATTCACCATATACAAAAGATGGCGAAGAAACTCCGGGAGTAAAGATTTCAACATCTGAAGAATGGGAAAAGGAAGATGGTACAAAGGTATCTAAAATCCATACAACCAGAAGGGCAATAGTCAGTAAGCTCGTAGATGAAGATTTAAGGAAAGCACTTGACAACGGTGAAACGTTTAAAGTGAAATGTCCTGCGGAAAAGGTCAAATCCAAAAAAGGTGGTATGCCCTATTTCGATCTCGTAGCTGCTGAATAAGCACTACACCCTTCTTTTTTTATTACCATACATTTATATTATCGATTGGTAAATCTATTACATGACCAATGAAGCTATGGTTGACATAATGAGAAATCTGAAAACAGAATGGATAATTCTTAAAGATGAGAGCAAAGCCAAAATTGATAGAAGACAATCATGCAAACAGATTATAAAACTATCAGAAAAGGCAAAAGAACTAGATCCTAAGTTTGAGATGATTGACATGAACAATACTCAGTATGCAGAATTTGTGCCTACTACATATAAAGTCGCAAGTAATGTAAATTGGGGAGATGAAGTTAAGCCTACTGAAGCAGAACAAAGAGCTTTAGATAAATTAAAAAGGTTAGAAGCAATAGCAGTTCAAGAAATCAAAATCAAACTACCTAAAGAATCAGATGACTCACAAAAATTTGGAATGATTGTATCTGCTTATACAGATAAACTTATAAGAATATACACATTCCAAAATTCCTAATTTTTCCTAAAGTTTATATTTAACTAAATATTTTAATAACAGTACATGATAAGTAAAAAAGTTACAATTAACTTAGAAAAAAAAGATGATATATTTCACTTAGAACCATTGTCGGATATTCATGTTGGACACATGGGGTTTGACAAAGAACTTTATAAAAAAAGAGTAAGAGCAATTACAAATAGTGACAACAGATATACTTTATTTTTAGGGGATCAGTTTGATGCAATCACTACCTATGATAAACGATTTAATCCTGACATGAGTTTAATTCACGATGTAGACAACCAAAGGGAAATGTGGCAAAAACTTTCAAATCCATTACTAAAAGAGCATATATCAAGACTAACACCTTATGAAGGTCAAGAAGAAGTTTGGGATGAACAGGCAAGAAAGGCAATATATGAGCCAAAGAAAATGTGGAAAGTTAAAAAAGGAATGAATGAAAAAGTTTGGGGTTTACTGCACGGAAATCACGAGTACAATATAAGGGAAGCAACAAGAGCATATTTGGAAAATACAATGTGTACTCCTAACGGACTTACATTTTTGGGAAGCAGGGCAGTTATAGGATTGGAAGTAAGACATAACGGTAAGATATTAAACCAATGGTTAATTTCTGCAATTCATGGAAGTGGCGGTGGTAAACCAGAACCACAAATGGAAAAACAGCGTAGAAATCATTACATGGATGTATTTATTTCCGGTCACTTGCACCAAAAAAGATATACGCCAACAGGTGCAGTAGGATTTGATTTCAAGAAAGGACTTGCAACAAAGATAGGAGTACATTCAATAAATGCGGGAACTTTTTGTGATGCACTAATAGAAGGAAAAGACGGATATATGGACAGAAAAGCAGAAGCAGAACACACAATGCTAGGAACTGCAACATTAACTTTCAACGCAGAACAGGACAAAATAACAGGTCACGTTTAGTTTGGTTGAAACAATCAAGAATGAACCAAGAGTAATTAATGATTTTAATGTAAGAGGCAAGGAAACTCCCTTACAAAACAAAATAAGACAGTTTGTAATAGAAAATCCCAACTGCACGGTAGCCGATATATGCAAGGCTATGAATTGGAAAGACGATTCCGCTGTCAGAAAATCAATTAGAAAAATGGTTGAAGGTCATAAAATAATACAAAGATTTAATATAGTGTAAATACATATCATATATGTTGAAATTTCCTCAAAATATATCCCAAGAGGCACGGATATGGTTTAACAGGGCTTTCATATATTTTCATTTATGCGAAAATGCGGGTAAGTTCTGTGGGGAATTTAACTGGATAAGAATGGAAATAGGACTAATAAAACGACCTAAAATCAAACCTAAACAGGATAATATTTAAATACTAATAAATAGTTAGACTTACTATGGCAATAGCTGCTTCTGATATTAAACTTAGAATTTCCGGTGCAAACGCTTCAGCAACAGATCCAAATGGCTCTTATGGCGGTGCTATGAGTACAGTATCAGGCGGTATTATCGTTACTAATGTTCTTAATAACGACATGGATGATATTACTTCAGCAGAAGCCTCATCTGGTATTACTATATATCACAACTATTATTACAAAAATGAACACGGTTCACTTACATATATTTCTCCTAAATTTTACATTGATACACAAACCAACTCTGGTGATACCAGCGTTGAAATGGCTCTAGTTGCAGAAGCCAAAAACGTTGCAACAACAAGACTTACAAATGAAACAACTGCACCTTCAGGAATTACATTTTCAACCCCTGCAAATTATGCAGGTGGAATTGCAATCGGTAGTCTAGATTCAGGAGATTACAGAGGAATTT